CTGTTGGCTGTGTGTCGGTTGATCTCGACATAAGCGAAATCGGTGTTGCTCGGATTTGTCCAGGATAACTCAATGGCCCCTTGCCTGGCGGTCGCCGTAAAGCTGCCGGGCACTCCTGGGGCGGTTGCGTGGGCGGTGACGGCGGTGTTACTCACAATCAAATACGCGCTTGAAACTCCAACCGTCGACACTGATTTAACTCGCACATCGATCGTTTCGCCGGTTTTAAATCCTGAAATAAACGTCGTTATGCCACTGACCACTTTGTCATTTGCGTAAACTGAATCGCTTGAATATTTCCACTGCACAATATAGCGATCAACAAATTTGTCAACAGATGCCGTCCAACTCACCTGGGAGCGTACAATAATCGCCCCATCGGTTTGCACCAGGTAATGACTCGACCCCACATTTACTGCCAGGTTAGTTGGCGGCGCAACAACAAACGGGTCCGGCAAATTCGTCGATGGGCTACTTGCGGCCTCTGTCTTTGTCCCCCAGGGGTAAATATTATCCTGGTGTTCTACCAGGTTTAAAATGACAGTGCCGGACGGCATTAAACTGGTTAACATCACGCGAAATTCTTTACTGGTCCAGCCTGGCGTTGGGTGGGTAATGGTCACAATATCACCGACTTGGCATTTTAACGCCTCGCTGGTGCATTCCATGGCCACCTTCAATCCCGCCCTGGAACGCTTTACCACTAATTCTGCCAGGTCAATTGCGGTGTAAATATTAGTAATACTGGGCAATGACAATCGGCCAACCAGGTCAGTATTGTTATCTTCTGCCAGATAGGCGTTGTGCGCCGAACTTCCATACGCTGGCCAATCTATGGTGTCTGATTGCCAGTTTTTGTTTGGGTTTGCAAACGTTACAATCGCGCGATTATATTTTGTTGATTTCTTTTCTGACTCAATCGTTATGCCACCAATTATATGGTCCAGGTTAAAATCAAAAACAGCATTTCCAAATTTTTGGTCCTCAATAATAAGGCCAAATTTTCCAGCCTGGTAAGGCATCAAACCCCGGCAGCCTGCCATTAGTTCTTTGGTGTTTTGGATTAAGGTTTTATCAGTATTTAAAACCATTGAACAATCGAATAAATTTTGCTCTGCCACACCACTTGCCACGGTTATTGCTGCGCCCATTCCCGAATGATTAGCGCAGTAATAGTAAATCGATGTTGGCGTTGACTCGGTAATGGCGATCGAAATAGACGCATTGGCCTGGCCTTGTGTGCCCGTAACTGTGACACCGGTAGTATATTCAGCGCCACTGCCATGCGTACCGTCATTCGTTGTTGAAAATCTTAATGGGTGATTGCCTAAACTTGAATCTGACAAATCAAATGTGTACGTTGTACCAGTTAAAAATGTGAATGCTTTATTTGCTGCACCATCAATCACAAAATTTCCACCGGCGGCGCTCACAATAAACGTTTGGCTGTTCGCGTAGGGCAAAACCTTGGTTTCACATTTGTTTGCGGCTGCGCCAAAAAGAGTGTCGTCGATCGATGCCGCTTGCAACCCCTTTCCATAGCGACTGTTCGTTAAATAATCTCGTAAACATAATGCCGGGTTAGCAGAATAAGCAGTGGCGTTATTGCGTGGGTCAAATACTTTTTTGCCCCGAACCAGGGCATGAATGGTTGGTATCGATGAAAAAATATCTCTATCCCAGGTAAAACGACAAACGACATAAGCCAGGCCGCGCAAACGGTGGTTTGAAGTCCAGCCAATATTGGCCGCAACCAGATCAGAATTTGCAGTTTGGGAATCCGTGCCCGTGTATTTGTTAATTACTACGTTGTTAAAATGCTTGCTGTCAGAATTGTACAAAATATCATCAATATAAATGTCGTCAATCGCCTCAATTTCACCCTCGGCAAGTGTAAGAACTACCCACAAATATGTATTATCAGCCCCGCTAGTTCCAACAAAAGAGCGCACGCCACCTATTTTTCGGACCCCGTAAACCACTGGTATTGGTGCGTTATTGGCAGATTTGTTGACCAGAGTGCCTTTGTGTAAATCTTCAAACTCCTGGGCCAATAGTTCGTCGAGCGCCCAGGAAATAATTAAATTTGTAATAATCGATTGAATCGATAATCCGGCAAAGTAGGTTAACGTTGCATTTCCGACGAATGCGAAAAACGCTGTGATTGCAGCAAAAATGGCCATTACCTACCCCAGTTTATGTCGCGGATTAATTGTGCTGAAAATTCCATTCCTTTATCACCAGGGAATGCACTTTGCTGTGAATTATCATTACTGACCCGGCCGTTTTTACCCTCAAAATCTGCCCAATGAGATGCAATTGTTAGCTGTATTTGGCTACTGTCCTCGGCGTCGCTTATTGAAAAATGAGCAATTCGCCCATCCAGGACCAAAATAGGTGCGCCGACAATAGCCCCATTTTCCAAAATAACTCTATGTATTAAGACCTGGCGGTTTACATACGCGCCGCCCAGGATTGCAGATATATACGTTTGCTCTACGCCGGATAATAATAGGGTTGAACTACCGACCTTTAATTCTGCCGTTTCTTTTATTTCAGATAGACCGATTAAATGGCCCCCTGGTTGGTATGAATTTCCATTATGAGTGACGGCATATGAATTGTCGGTAAGATAGACGGCCGTTGAAAAATCAATTTTAACCAGGTGGGCGGTTTCAAACTGATTAGATGCCAATTTTACTAGGGTATCTGCGTGAATGGTGCGAGACATACTAAAACGCCTCCACAAAATCTAAATCTATTTTATAAAGTTGGCTAACACCTAATTGGTATTCCTGTAAATCATTCGCCAGGCGAACCGTAAACGCTATATTTTCATAAAACATTTGATTATTGCTTGGCACCGCTGCGATTAGTGGCGGCTCTATAGAAATGGCACCGTCACCATCCTGGTTAGTTTTAAGCATATAAACTTTGGTGTGCGAGGCAAATTTAATAAAATCTCCCGCCTCTAGGGTACCGGTCAAACCTGATATTGTGACTGAGGACGAACCCGCTACCGCTGCCGTGCATATGACGGTCCCACTGGCTGTTCCCGTAGTGGATGCAATGATTGGTGGAACTACTGTAAACACGCCATGGCGGCCCTGTTTGGCCACCAGGTAAGCCCATACTGGCTTAAACTCTGCCCTGGTCATGGGTGGGTAAGTAGCTGTAAACGACCACTTCTGGCCGCCCACTTTTCTGCTTTGGGTCCGACCGCTGACAGTATTTGAATAAAGCGACGGCGATTCACTTTTAAAATTAACCGCATTAAATGTTGGTGACGTCGGAAAACTCATGCGATTGCCCTTTGTCCATTATCGTTAACTGCCTGGTTAACCATCCCTACAATCTGCGACCGTCGATCATGTAAAAGCTGATCGAAACCCCTGGTGTCGTTTGCGTTGATATTGAATGTGACCGCTGTTGAGGATGGACCGCCAATGGCCGAATTTATGGCTGAACCAACGCCACCAAATAGGCTGCTGACAAATGGTTTTACAATGCCTGCTTTGATTTGATCGCGCAAAACTTCTGCAAGAATAGATCGCATGGCCTGGCCCCATGATTGTGTCCCCATTAGCGCGTCGGTTAGCGTATTTTCTATGCTATCCGTCAAACGTGTAAATGTAGTTTCCAGACTGTCGGCTGCACGCTCAAATGCACTCCTGGTGTCAATTGCAGATTTTTCTCCAGCCACGCGCGCTTTCCCATACATTTTATAAGTTGAACGCAACATTTTTTCGTTGGCCTCTTCCGCGTCTTTTATTTTCCCCTGGTGAATTTCAAACAATTGACGCTTTAATCCGTGCGCCGCGCGGATAGTCATTTCGTTTTGTTGCGTTAATTGGCGCTTTGCACTGCCAGGTGTGTCGACTGAATTATTTCGCCGTGTCTGTATTCCCGACGCGTCGGGTATCATAGAAATGGGCGACCGCATTTTTTGCTCTAAACGATCAATTTCATCGTAAACTTCGGCCATTTTTTTAATGACGTTATCAAGGTCCTGGCCGACTCCAGCACGCGTTAAACTGCCAACAAATGCAAAGTCCATGGGGCTACCTTCCGCAAAGACTTGCTGTAACTTGCTACCTTTTTTTGTTAATGAATCGACTTCCCTATTGAGTGCCGCTAATCTTTTTACGTCTAAACTTTTGGTCCAAGCGTTGAATTTAGCGAATAGGTCGCTGACTGCACTGAATGCGCGCACTGCCTGGTGGTATAAATCTTCAAATCCCCTGGCAATTTTGACGGCAAAAGCGGCAATACCACCCTCACGGTCAATTTTAATTTGTATAAAATTGCGTAATTTTTGGGTCACGTCCTCAATAATTGGCGCCAGAGTTGCAACGACTCTGTGAAAAACGTTGCCAATATATGCAGTTAACCTGGCGATTGAATCGTTGGCATCCTCGACCCCCTCGATTAATTGTTTGCTCATTACCAGGCCAAGGTCGTCGGCCTCTTGTTTCATTGCCTCCATGGCGTCTTTGCCGTCTTTAAGCATGTTAATGACTTTCGCGCCCCTGGCACCAAATAAATCATAAACAAAGCTGGCCCGGTCGGTTTCATTCTTCATGGATTGAAGCGCGATTGCCGCCTGGCCTAAAACATCAGTGACGCCCCTGGTTGAACCATCGATGTTTTTAGCCGAAATGCCATAACGTTCAAAGGCCTCCTTGGCTTCACCGGTACCACCAGCAACGTCGGATATATTAATCGCCAGTTTTTGCATGGCTTTATCCAGGGCTTTTGCCTCGACTCCACCAATGCTTGCGGCGTGGCGTAATCTTTGTAATTCAGTGACGGATATACCAATGGCCCGGCTTGTTTTTGCCAAACTATCGGTTGCGTCCATGCTTTTTTTTACTAAGAAGCCAATTCCCGCAAC